AAATGTTTCTTCTGAAGTTTGGTGAAAATTCTTTTTAGTCTTAAAATCACTCCAACGAATATGTGACCTAATGAAATGTAACTGCTTCTTTTTTCTAGTAGAAAACCCATCCCACTTCTCGATGTCTTGAAATCCTGATTCTTTAAGTTTCTTGTTCCAGATACATCTTAATTCTAACTCTTCCTTCTTAGTCATATCACTTCATCCACTATCCCCAACTCTAAAGCTTCTTCAGCATTGAAGTAATGGTCAATATGTTTCCCTAGTGAAGCCCAATACGAATAAGGTTTCTTAGTGGTGGTGGCTAAGATGTTAGAGGTAACTCTCTCTAACTCTTTACAATACTTGACTTCATTCTCTACTGTAGTCATACGACTACTATGTATTCCCATAGAAGCAGCATGGTGCATGAATCTAGCATACTTAGTCGCTTTACGATTCTGACCTGAAACAAGTATCATCAACCCAGCACTCATAATGATACAGGTACCTATAGTGTTGATAACACAAGGACTTGTTCTGATTCTATCTATGATTCCTAGAGCTGCTTCCATATCTCCACCTGGGGTTGAGATTCTTATAGTAATTTCATCAGGTTGCAACTCTAACATCTTTAATTGCTTATCTAATTTGGTAAGTGTTTTATGTGTAATTTGTCCAGATAAGGTAATTTCCCTATTTAAAATATCAATATTATGCCGTAATATCAATCCACTATATCTTGCAAAGCTAATATCAGTCATCCTTGAATACCTCCTACTACAATAGTGCCATACATCTGTACACCTGTCAAGCTACCCCCCTCTTCTTAGTATTCACTACTACGTAGTGTCTTATATATTATATAATAAGAATTCTTATTATTTATATATAAAGATACAGAGAGAAAATATCTATTGACTTTTAATTTGGAGTGACCGATACTAGGGTTGGGGATACACCTCAGGAGGACTATAGGTATGATTGAATTAGAAGTGAATAGTAAGGGGGAGATTTGCAGGAAGATGTATGGAAAAGGGAAAAGAACCCCTATAAATGAAGAGATGATACTTGCGGAAATATGTAAAACTCTAGATTATTCATATTCCCAAGCTAAAGAACATCTTAAAGGATTAAAAGAAGTAGCGTTATTGAATGCTGAAGATAGGGGATGCGAACTTTCTATAAGTACCCAAAAAATAGAGGTGATAAAGAAATATCAACCCCTAAAGAACTTTCTAATTGTAAGAAATATAGTAAGTCAAGCTTCTATTGTGTATTATCGCAATAATACCCACACTATGGTTGTTTGTTCTTCTGCTGCCTTTGATGGTAGATACGCAAAACAAGTCTTAGAAGAGTTTGAATTGGAAGCTCTTAATACATATCATGATGAAATGTCTAAATTAATCGATCCAAAAGACTGTACTAGAGTCCCTATATTTCAATCCTTAGATGTATGTTTTAATACAGGTAGTAACATCCCTGTAATTAATACAACTAATGACCCACACCCTGCTTGTGTAGAGGGTGTTTCTAAATTTAGTTTGACTATTATTCCGTATGTACACCAAAAGTGTACATTTTCACAATTAAACGAACCATTAAAAGACTTTCTAATAAGGACAGAACATCATGAATATCTTTGTGCTATACTTTGGTCTCACTTCATTGGCAACCTCCTTCCTTATGTTATCTATCTTCGTGGAGATGGTGGAGATGGAAAAACATCTTTCATTAATATGCTTGGAAAACTCGCGAAGAGCTACGCAAACTTTGATGGGGGAGATCGATTCAACTACTTTAATATGTTCGGAAAAAGTATCATCGGACTCAATGAAAACGAATCCTCTAAATTGATGCAAAATCGGGTTGTGAAGAGTATCACAGGAGGAAACAATGTACAGGTAGAGGGTAAGGGTAAAAACTCCTTCTCAGGGCAAGTTAGAGGCCTTGTAGTGATAGATTCTAACTACGACCTAGAGTTGCTTGGAAGAGAAGATGAGAAAAGACGTTTACGATACTTTCGAGTAAAACCTATAAATAAGACAGTTAATCATGTAACCATAGCTCAAGACACCTTTATAGAACAATTAGGAGAAACTCCCCAAGAGTTTTTAAACTATTGCCGAGTATGTTATGAAAACCTTAACATACCAGGTAGTGGTGGACTTATCAAAGAGACCCCTAATCATAACGAAGTATTTACAGAACTTACTGACTCTCTTCAAGAACATAAGTTTGCTGAGTTTTATAGACACAACATTGCGAAGAACTACATCCTTGAAGGTAAGTGTGAATCTATTGACATTTTATTGGCGCTTGAAAAGAAGTTTCCGAAAGAACCGTTTGTTCAACGAAACTTTAAAAAGTATCTTGAAACCCATTACGGCATTAAACCATCCGGTAAATACTTCATTGGATTGAGTAAGTTTGACAAAGAACTACAGGAGGCAATGCCAAAATGATCCAACAAAGTAAAGATCCTAAAAACTTCCCACCTCTTTTGAAACAGAAGATGGAGGAGTGGATGTATGAAACCTTTCAAGGGTTGCATTGGACTGTAGAATCATTACGCCATAACACTGACGAAATGAAAAAAGAGATACAGAAACTAAAGGAGAAAATGAAATGAGAGAAACAGGAGAAACTGATGCACAGTTTACAAGAAGGATGAGAGAGAAACATAAAGAAGTATTAGAGCAAATAGATGCTGAAGGGTTAACACCTATACAACAATCTTTTGATGATCTTATCTGTAGAATCTTTAATATTCGTAAGGTATTGAATGCTCATGAGAAAACTTTAAAAGACCTCAATAAGCAAATAGACATTTATTTGACACAGACAAAAAAATAAATGTTGCTAAAGTTTTTTGAAGAGTGTACGATAAGTATTATAGAAGAAGGAACGGCCTGGACAAGATGGCACTGGAGGATGACTCTAGTAAGCTACCAGCCCACGAAAGAGAAGAGGGTCATATCCTCGAATCGGCGGCCATTCTTACATTATATTACTTCAATTCAGTAGATTTATTATCTTTGTTTCCAAATTTCTTTCAATAAAACCAACCAACAATTACCCTCAGTGACATACCTTTCACTTTGATAAGTTTACTGAACTGAAGTAATATAACGACGAAACTGGGATAACAAACTTGTAAATATACAAGCTCTTGAACCTAGTCTACCAGTAATTCTGGTACTGATGAGTCAATAAAGGAGAAGATTATGCCAACACAGTATCAATTTTGGAAACTTGTAGGTACAAGTTCAGATTACCCTAAAATGTGGTTTTTAATTGAGTATGAAGATGGATTACAAGTAGCTATTAACGGTTCTTGTATGAACATACCTAACCGAGAAAAGGAATATGTATGACACTATTAGAGCAAATTGAAGATCTTAAACGTATGGTTAGAGAAGCAGAACAAATGGGAATCATTTGTGATGCTATGAGAGATGAGATTTGGGATTTAGAAAGGGAGATTAAACAATATGAATCAACCAAGTAAACTACAATGTGTTTCACATCATTGGAATGAGTTATACTTATTAGAGAAGTTAATTCTGATAGGATTTATCCTTACATCTGGATTTACTTTAGGGCTAGGTGCAGCAACTTTGCTGATTAATTATGTCCTTTGACCCAGAAAGAAATGCTCCTCGAAAATTGGATATGGAACAACTCCAAAAGGGCCTTTCGAAGAAACAAATGGATAAAGTGCAATACGAATGTGATCTTATGAGAATGGAACCACAACGATTGTTACAAATTGCTCCACATCTTTTTAATGAGAATGTGACAGCAGCAAACACTACTATAGAACCAGAACCTTACATAACACAAGAAGAAGATGGTAGTTATAACGATGATTATGATTACTCTTCTCTCTAGGAGGATTTATGATACTACTACTAATCTTAATAATTAGTTTAGCAATCTTAGGTTTAAACATTGCTTCATATGTTGATACTCAAAAATGTATTAAAGAAGATTTAAAGATTCTTGAAAACAATAGAAAGGTAGAAGATGAAAAAAAGTAAAAAAGCAGAGAAGTTACTTCAAAACTTTTACGATGTCACAGTAACTGACCCTGTTTTACTTGAAATTATGGATAGATACGAAATAGTTAAGCAAACTACAGGTATACATGATGAAACTATCATGCTTGAAGCTTTTGACTATTTAGATGCAAAACTCCAAAAACAACTACGAGAGGGTTTAAATGGAACTAAGTAAACTTATTTCAAAATTTTGGGGAGAACTCTTTCCAAATACTGTTATTCACCTTTCTACTTATCGTTTAGAAAGATCACGTAAATATCCAGGGGTTAAAGGTGGATACTTTAATCCACTTAAAATGTCTTGGTTTAATTATAAAAAATCATTATTAGAGGAAACAACCAAAGCAACTCGTAAAGCCCATAATGACCGGGTTTTAAAAAACTTTAGGGATAGCCAAACACCGAAAGGAAGTTAAGTATTACAGCAACAACATTGTTTTTGATGTTGGTACAGCAATATCAATTAACCATACCCCAAGCAGCAATTTTAACTTGTATAGCTAATGAAGAGTCAAACTTTTCACTTACAGCTACACATATTAACAACAATGGAACTACTGATCATGGTTTATTTCAAATTAATGACATATGGTTGGATAAATGCGAAGCAACTACCACAAGTATCTTATCAACACATAAGAATATTAGTTGCGCTATCCTCGTCCACGAGATACAGGGATTTACAGCATGGTCAACTTACAGGAGATGCAAATGAAAACAATATATGTAACTAATCATAGCCTTTACTCACCTTTAGAAGCTGCAATATATTTTAGTAATATATGTCCTACCTTTAACTATTGTGTGGCAATGGGTAATGGGAGGTTTTTAGTAACTTATGGCAAAACCTAAAAACTGGGGAATGGATGAGAAAGATCAACCACATAACATCCCTGACCCACCAACACACCATGTTATTAAATGTAAACATTGTGGAGTAACCTCAGAAACAAGTACAAAATACTTTTATTTTTGCAATGAATGTAGAAACTCTCAAGGATATAGAAGAAATACTTCTGGGGGTATGGACTCATTAAATCCACAACAAGAAATAAGAAAATCTAGGAGAACCTTTTCATGAAACATGCTATAGCAGTTATAGATAGATCAAATCAACACCCAAACATTCAAATAATCATAGATGAGAATGATGAAACAAAATTTGTTTCTTCTGAAAAAGAAGCAGAACAGTATCTTTTAGATGAGTATTCTCCTGATTATGTTTTTTACGGATTAATCCCGTTTGACCTAAAAATATTTAAAAAATTAAGGAAAGAATATAATGCGAGTAAGGATTGATAAAAAAGATGACAAAGTATCTTACAGATATGACTTTACTCTACCTGATGAGGTTGAGGATGAAGAAATATTAAAGAATGCTTTAGAAAATTTTCTAGCAGTAGAAGAGGTAAGAGCTTATATTAGAGGTAAGTTTAAGTATGGTGCTGATATAACAGCCCAAACAGAGACTTTCCTAGAAGAAATTAGGCGTTTGTTACCGGAGATGAAATGAAAAAACCACTATCTATCATTGATCAAATAATGAAACAGATGAAAGATTTAGAAGGGGAAGTAGGTTACAAGGTTACACCTAGTAATGATAAGATGAAGTTTGGGTTACCTGATAATCTTACTAAACCTATGAATGAGCAGTTACAAGCGGTTCTAATTTCTCCAGGTCAAGGCAAAACTCCTACAAAGTTTAAACCTCAAATTAATGATAAACAATTCAAAGATGATAACAAACAATTACAACTACCCGCAAGCAGTACTATCCAACAAGCAGCTTACTGGCCAAAGAAACAGTATCTTGTTGTTTCGTTTAAGTCAGGGGCCACATACAGTTATGATGAAGTACCATTACTGACTGTGTTGTTTTGGGAACAAGCTAGCTCAGCAGGTAGCTGGTTTTATTACAATATACGGATGTCTTATAGATATCAGAAATTAGGTTAATATGAAATATTTGATTTACATAGAGTGTTTGATTATATTTACTTTTTACAATATAATAATATCACTAGTTAAACAATTACAACGAATTGGGTTAAGTAGTGAGTGGTATGCAAACAGAGGTATACATGCCTTTCAAGGTAGAAAAGCTTTGGCTCAATATAACAAAGAGCATAAAGAAGAGATTGAAAGACAACTAAAAGAGTTAAATGGAGGTTAGTATGGATGCGACCCCTGTTAGATTTAAGGCTGAATTACAAATGAATGATAGAATCTTTATACAAATTTATTTTGCCATTCATCTAGAAGACTTATTCAATCAAATAGCTGAAGAATTTCCTAAAGCTAAAATTTTAAGTATCATTGGGGGTGGACATTGAAATTTATACTATGGTTATTAGGATTCGTGATGTTATCAGGGTGTATTTCTCACATAGAAGATAGATGCCTTAACAATAATCTTCGAGTAGAAACGTTAGTGATTGAGGATGTAGGAAACTCATCCCATGCAAAAATAAAATGTTACTCTAAGATAGAGGATGATGAGGATGTCTGAAACAATAGGTATCGACTTTGAATTCTACAACTCTAATGAAATAGATATGACTGTTATTGCTTGTGTTCTTTCATCAAGAGATTATGGAGAACTTAAATATGATTGTACAAATCCTCAAGAAGTAGTTAAATTTGCTGATATGTTAGATATGTTACAAAAAGATAATGTAATCCTATTAGCTTATGCAGTTATTGCAGAAGCAAGAGCTTTGTTATCTTTAGGTATTGACCCATTAAGATTCAAATGGATTGATTTATATGTAGAATTTAGAATGTTATGTAACTCTAACAACAGGTGGAATTATGGATCATATATACCTAAGACAGGAGGATTGGGATACTCTACCCCTCCTAACCCTCTTCTTTCCGAAGAAGAAAAGGAAGATGATCACGAAAACCATGAAGAGACGCCAAAAAATCTTATCAATGCTGTATATAAGTTACTTGGAGTCAGATTAGATTCCGAAGTAAAAGATACAATGCGTGACTTGATACTATCGAAAAACGATAGTTTGATACACGAACGTATGGATGAGATTTTAGATTATTGTGCTAGTGATACAAAATACTTGCGAGCACTTGATATAGCGATACAGAGAGAGTATCAGAAAGAAGGTTTAGATGATTTCAGAAGTGACCAACAACAGCGCGGCCGATACAGCGTCGCTACTGCTTATTGCGAGCGTATTGGGATTCCTATTAATACGGATCTATTGCAAAAGATTATAGATAAGACTCCTGAGATACTTAATTCACATAAGGAGACAGTAAATGACTTTTTCCCTTTCTTTGTCCCAGAAATACAACGACCTCCGATTGTTCGTAAGAACGGTAGTGTGTTTCATTACAAATGTTCACCTGCTAAAAAAGACATGGGAGCATATCAAAGATACGTGGCAACTCTCAGTATTCCTAACTTCCCAACCACGAAACAAGGTAAGTATAAGAGTGATAAAGACACATTGGAAGAGTTTGGGTTTTGGGAGGGTCTTGAGGCGCTTTGGAAATATAACAAAACAGAATCCTCATTAAAATGGTTTAATAAGGAGAATGGTGATGGATTTTTCGATAGGGTTGGAGCTGATAGTAGGATTAGGCCTTACTATGGTATCTTTGGTACTCAAACCGGACGCAATGCTGCAAAAGCTAAGACCTTCCCTTTGGCTATGTCTTCTTGGTTACGTGCTATTATTACTCCATCTGAAGGGTCTTATATAATTGGAGCTGACTTTAGTCAGCAGGAGGTATACGTTGCAGCTATTCTTAGTGAAGATAGAAATCTTCTTAACGCTTATTTGTCTGGAGATGTTTACCTTGCCTTTGCTAAACAAGCAGGGCTCGTTCCTTCTACCGCTACTAAAAGTTCACATAAACTCGAAAGGGATTTATGTAAGGCTACTGTTCTTGGCTTGCAATTTGGTATGGGAGTCGCAAAACTCCAAGTCAAACTCAGACTTGACAGTGGAAGAGAGGTTTCGCTTGAGAAGACACAAGAACTTGTAACAGCCCATAAGACTGTCTTTTCAAGATATTGGCAATGGGTATATGAGGTGACAAATGACTATAGAAACAATGTTCCTTTATCTACTAGTGATGGTTGGGTTTTATTTTGTGATAATCCTAGTATCCCTTCTGTCCGTAATTTTCTTGTACAAGGTACTGCTGCATCTATTACTAGACGAGCCATCGTCTTAATGGTAGAGTATGGTATGAAAGTTCTTTGTGGTTTACATGATGCTGTTTATGTTCTTTCTGAATCTCCTATGGACGATGAGATTATGGTTGAAGGTTTTATGTTACAAGCTACAAGAGATATTCTCAAACAAGAGAAGACAGATATGCGTGTAGACCTTAAAGTTATAGGACATGATGAAATCTGGGTGGAAGACAAAGGAAGAAAAGACTGGAACAAACTTAAGGAGTTTTTAACATGAAATTTGAGGAAGTATTACCTTATTATGATAAAGGTTACACTATAAGGCAAATAGAAACTAAACACGTTTTTAATAAAAACGATGGTGAGTCTTGTCATTGTTATCTACAAAATTTAAACAAATTTACATGGGAAGTTGTTAATAAGGATTATCCAGTAAACGACCAAGAAAGAGTTTGCTTGTTACTAGAACAGATTCTTAAACAATTAAAGCAAATTTACTATCATCCAAGACAAGATGGAAAGGATTTTTAATATGAAGTTTAGAATTACTTACAAAGATAATTATCAAGATCATAAGACCTTAATATACGAGGCCAGTTCTTTTTGGCATGCCAAAGAGTTTGGTCAGAATGTATTTAAGGAAAGATATGTAGATTGTGAGAATATAGAAGATGTTGAAACTCCTACAGAAACTAGTCACAATCATGATTACGACGATATGGGTTAAAGTTTTTTATGAATTAGGCGATAAGTATAGTAGAAGGGAATACACCCTTGGAGGATACTACAATGACTACTCAAGAAATCCAAGAAATCATCAATCTTTCTGAGACTTATGAAGCTGAAGAGTGTGAAGTTAAAACAATCCTATTTTTAGGAGAGTGTAGTGAGCAAAACTAAGAAGCAAAAAGCTGAAGAGCAAAAAGCTGATGTTACTGAATCTAAATTAGATATGGTTGAAGGTAAGGTTTGTTTAACACAAAAAGAGGTTGAAGAAGCCATCCACAAATTAATTGTGGCTGAATATCAATCCCGACAAAAGGAGAAGAAATAATGGGATACTTTAGCGAATTACACGCAGAGACACAAGGATATCCGGGAAGTGTTGGGCATCCTTACGAAGAAGAACTTTTTATAGTTGTTGGATGTACCGGTGAATATGAAGAGTATCGTGAATGGAATGTTACAGCATTCTCTAAACATACAGACGCAAAAGAGTATGTAGACCTATTAGATAGGATAGTAACTACCCACAATAAAAATTCTCTTGCAGAATATGAAGAGGATATTGTGATTGAAGGTAAATTGTTACCTTATGACCCTAAAGCTCAAGTAGAGGGGTACATTCACTACAAAATAGATAGAATTTCTCTACGTTCTTGACTTTATTGTAACAAAATGTTACTATTTATTGTGACTAGCAACTTCTCCTTTGTTAGTCACTTTTTTTAATTTGGAGAAAGGAAATTAATATGACTATAGTTAAACAAAAAATTGAAGTACAATCCGAAAAACCTACTTATGTAAAATATACTGAAGCTAAGCCAGGACAAACCTTGGTTGTAGGTAATCTTACAGAAATTCGTATGGTTGATAACTTTAATAAAGATGGGAAAGTTCCTTCCTTTGTATTTCAAACAGATACAGGCACAACCATTCTTAATTCTGCAACTGACTTAAACAAACAACTAGAACAAGTTGAGATTGGTTCAGCCGTTGAAGTAGTATTCTTAGGGGCTGAAAAGTTAAAGAATAAAAAAGGCCAACCATATAAACTAAATAAATTTGAAGTGTCACTATTACAAGAGGTGTAATATGCAGTTTATGATGGCCACCTGGGAGGATATATACCGTCAAACTTTTTTGACTGAATTATTCCCAGATTATACGGATTCTGAAGAACTGTTAAATTATTTTATAAACGCTAAAGATACTTTCAGTAGATCTGTTGTTTCTAGGAATGACAGAACTGTTAGTTTTAGTGATGGCTCCCAAGTAACTCTAAGTTGGATTGCTTTAAGCCACATACCTTCCCTACACACTGTTGATTTACTACAATTAGATTCAGGAGACGATTATGACAATTTTGGAGAATCTGTCAGATAGTGATTATCGACAGATCAATTGTGAATCTTACTCCTCCCTCAAGTACCTTTTAGACAGTCCCAAAGTTTTCAAATATTATAAAGAGAAACCATTTAAAGGTAGTAATGCTACTTTGTTGGGTACTGCTATTCACCATTATCTACAAGGAAATCGTCATTTAGTGGCAATCTCTAAAATAGATAAACGGAAGAAAGAAGAATACCTTAAGTTTGAAACAGAATTTAGAGATTTGGCTGGGGATGAAGGAATCATCGTACCCGCTTCTTTTGAAGTTACTCTCAACAGTATTATGACCTCTTTAAACAGTAACAAGGAAGTTGCTGGTTTATTGGAGGGTCTAGAGTTTGAAGTACCTTTACTTGCTGAGTACAAAGGGATGAAGTACAAAGCTAAAGTTGATGGAGTAGGTAGTGATTACTTACTTGAGATTAAGTCTTCAAGTCAAGCTACCAATGCTAAAGAGTTTAAAGAAGAAGCAGAGGATAGACACTATGATTTACAAGCCGCTATGTATTTACATGCTGCTAATCGTTCTAAGCATTATTTTATTGTTGTTAATACGGTAGCTCCTTACAAGGTTCAAGCCTATAAATCATCTGTTGAGTTACTACTTAAAGGTAAAAAGAAATTAGATAAGATTGTAGATTCATACAAAACATACATAGTGGATGGGAAGGAGTACATTGAAAGTGCCATTGAAGAAATCTGAAAGAATCGAAGTTCCAGTTACTCTTGAGTATAGTAGTAACCTTTCCCACTATTTGAAACGTACTCCAGGTGTTAAAGTTGTTGCAAAAAGTGACAAAGTTCAAACTGAGGATCAAGTAGTAGTTGAATGTAAGAAGTATCTTCAATCAAAAGGTTGGATTACTAAGACTATTTATACAGGAGGTATTCCCACTGCTTCAGGTAGATACGCAGAAAATCCTGCTAAGGGAATTCCTGATTGTGTGGCTTTTCACCCACCAACTAAGCGAATGATATGGATAGAGTACAAAAAAAGTAAAGGTGGAATGATTTCACAAGAGCAAGAAGCTTGGCATCTTTTATTGAAGACTTGCAAGCAAGAAATTTTCGTAATCAACTCAAAGAAGTTACTTGAGGAGGTTTTGAATGACACCACTAACTCTAGCATTCCTTAGTATCCTTATAGGTTGGATCTTAGCTTTAATATTAATATGTACAGATAAGAGGAAGAAATGAAACCTAGTCTTGAAATTATTAGTTTTATAGAAACTAAAGAAGGTTGTAAGTTAACAGCTTACAAACCCCTACCTACAGATAGACCTACTATTGGGTATGGGTCTACATTTTATAAGGATGGTAGTCCTGTTTGTTTAGGAGACACAATTATTCAAGAAGAAGCAGATGAACTATTTAGTGTTAAACTAAATGAGTTTGCGCGGCGTTTGTCGTTTCATACTCCGCCAAATTGTACTCAACAACAATTTGATGCTGTCTTGTCATTATGTTACAATATAGGTATGGCTGCTTTTCTTAATAGTGAGACTGGTACATTGTTTTCAAATGGTAAAGATATTGCTTTTAAGTTTGGACAGTGGAATAAGTCAGGTGGGAAAGTAGTACAAGGATTGATAAAGAGACGAGAAGAAGAAAGGAGGATTTATGTTGAAGGAATTTATAGTTAATCAGAAAACTCACATCATATATGTGATTGTTTTATTGGTAGTTGCTGGAGTAGGTTATAATCTACTCTCAAGAAAACCTAAAGAGATTATTAAGACAGAAACAAAGATTGTAGAAGTTGCTAAGGATGTAGTTAAAGTAGAAAAGGTTTTTGTAGATAAAATAATTGTTACAAAGAAAAGGAATGGAGATGTTATCACTGAAACAGATAAGTCAAGAATTGAGGAACAAACTGTGGATAAATCTCATAGTGTTGCTACTGTTACTAAGACTGAAGTGGTTAAGTTTATGTCTAGGTATTCTATTGATGTTATGTATCCTTTGGGCATCGAAAACATCCTTAATCCTTCTTTGGATCCTAGGAATATTCAAGTAATGGCAGGTGTCAGAGTGTTTAGTTTACCTGTATTTGTTACAGCAGGAACTGATGGACACTTTAATAAAATAATCTTAGGTGTGAGGGTTGAAATGTGAGTACAGTATTAGTTATACCAGATTACCAGACACCATTCGAGCATGAAGATGCTATAGAATTCTTGAAACTTGTTAAAAAAACACACAATCCAGATGTTGTAGTGCAGATAGGAGATTTACTTGATCAACACTACTATTCGAAGTATGGTCCTTCATCTAAAGCAACTGATGGAAAAGAAGAGATCAAACAAGCAGTTATCAACCTTCGAGCAGGCCTTTATAAACTCTTTCCCGAAGTCTCTGTCTGTTGGGGAAACCATGACTTACGAATCTCTACGAAAGCATCTGCTGCGGGTCTTGATAGTTCCTTACTCAGAACTTATGAAGAAATCATCCAGTCCCCGAAAGGGTGGCACTTTTCTGACAAATGGGAAATAGACGGAGTAATATATGAACATGGTATCGGAAGATCTGGTTATCAAGGAGCTCTTAAAGCTGCACAAGCAAATATGCAAAGTACAGTTATTGGCCACTTACATTCATGCGCCGGAATCCTTTGGTATGGTAACAAGAAAAACCTCATCTTTGGTTTCAATGTTGGAGCCCTCGTTGACGACAATAAATACGCATTTGAATACGCACGCTTCTCTTCTCAAAAAAGCATCCTCGGTTGTGGATTAGTAATTGATGGTACTCCTGTATTTATACCTATGAGACTAGGTCGGGATGGTCGTTGGGTGAGGAAATTATGACAAAAGAAGAATTAGCAAAAAAATACAATGTAACTTTAGACGAGATAGAAAAAGCTTTTTTAGTTTCAGACTCTGAATTTGCTTTTTGCAGGTTTAATAATATACCTACTCCTGAAAGTTTATGCGAACATTGGTATGGGGATAAAACAATTCCTCCAGTTTGGAGGACAGAATGAAACAAATTAAGATTGCTGTATCTGGGAAATTTGGTTCAGGTAAGAATCTGTTTCTTGATATAGCTCAGAACTACTTCCCAGAATTGCAGTTTAAAGAAGCTAAATTTGCCCAACCTATCTATGATGCAGTATCCGCTATACAATCCTCACTAGGATTGTCACAATGTAAAGATGGAGCTATATTACAGTTTCTTGGGGAGCACTATAGAAATCAATATGATGAAAACTTTTGGGTGGATAGATTTTTTAGGAAAGTTACAGATAGTAGTCATATTGTTACAGATGTTAGATATCCTAGTGAGTTACATGCGGTTACTGTTAATGACTATATTACTATACGAATACATCGTAAAGCAGAGTTACGTGCTAACAATCAAGGTAACAGAGACTTCAAGCACATTAGTGAGACAGCTTTAGATGTCACATCTGATACTATGTTTGACTACACCATTAACAACAACGGGTCTCTTGAATTATTTAAAGGAGCTGTTATTTCAATCATACAAAGGATTCTAAATGAAAATTAAAGCTATTCTCCTTTCTCTCCTCCTTTCTACCCCTTGTTTTGCTATTTCTAATGTTGAGTTGAATGAAGATACGGTTAGTTTAACTGACGAAGTATCTTCTCAATCTGTAAGTAACACTATCTTGGCTATAGAAGGTAGTAAAGCTGAAGAGATCATTCTATTTATTGACTCACCTGGTGGAAGTGTTATTGATGGATTAGTTCTAGTAAACTACTTAAAAGCTACCAAGAAAAACATTAAGTGTCTTGCTAAGTATGCTGCATCCATGGCTCACGCTATTTTAGAAGCTTGTCCTTCAAGATTAGGTACTACTGATAATATTCTTATGCAGCATAAAATGAGTATTAACAATATAGGAGGGACTTTAACAGAGATTGAAGGTTCTTTAGTAATAATGCGTGGATTAGAAAATATATTGGATACTATGGAAAGCGATAGAATTGGACTATCCATAGAAGAGTTTCGTAATAGAACTTCTAAACCATGGTATACTTTCGGTACAGACTCTTTAAGAGAGAATGTTATTGATAAGTTAGTTACAGTTACTTGTAAACCTTCTCTTTACTTAAAGAAAGATAGTAAAACAGTGTCTACTATGTTTGGTAGGGTTGAAGTTATCAAGAATGGATGTCCATTGATACCTGTAGTAATCAAACCAGTAGAAGATCATTGAAGTAAAAAATATTATTTACTTGACAAAAGGCTTCACCTAATGTAACTTGAAAGAGGTGACCCGGGCTATTCTTCACTCGCTAATCTTAGATACAGTCGAGATGGAACCCGCTCAGTTAGCGACTATCCTTCTGACCTTGGTACTTAAGCCTCTCTAAAGAAGCTCAAAGCAAGTATCCGCGTTGGTGAGAAGGGAAGCTTATAGTAGAGGTGCCTGATGGCAGCTGGGATAGACAGCATTTTTAGAATTAAGAACAAGGACTCAGACTGATAACTGAGGCACCATTCTTACTAGCCAAACCTCTCGTTAGTGGCTTAAAGAAGAGAGGCGCCGTCGAAACCGTACTCGACGTTAAAGCGATACGGCCTTGAGTATTGGAAGGGTTAATACTACGGTGACCTATTCGTATTAATAGGTGACACCTGGAAAGACAGGAAAAGCTGTAACTTTAGCCGTGGCTACCTGAACTACGTAAAATATGTGACAAGGCTCTTCCTGTGGAGGGATAAAACCACTACCTGGCAGTCAAGGTCAATTGCCTATTCGAACCTAGTGAAGTTAGGTGACACCTGGAGAGGCACAGGCGCACAATAACCATTGAAAGAATGTGTAGTAAAAGTGATGGTTTTCTTAGAGAGGTAACAATCTAAGCGCAAATGAAAGCGAAAGTCCTGTAATCCGGGACACATTGACACTTGGAAAGACAAGTATGGAATGAGTAATCCTAAAGACTCTGACAGCCGGAAAGACGGCACTTTAATGGGCCTCCCGAAAGGTGAAGAGGAAAATAAAATGAATCATGATGAATTTTTAAAGTCTGTATTACGTACAGCTCGCTCTAACTTCTCACCTGAGAAACAACTTAATAATGTGTTATTAGGGTTGGCAGGAGAGACCGGTGAACTTATTGATTGCTATAAGAAACAACTATTCCAGGATCATCCTGAAGATATCACTAAAGTTATTAATGAAGTAGGTGACATTCTCTACTATCTCTACCTTCTCAGCCATACACAAGGGTTTACTATTGATGAATGTATGATTGCTAATCAAGCAAAATTACAACGTCGTTACCCAGTTGAATTTTCACCAGAACAATCTTTGAATAGGAGTTAATATGAGTGGAGGTCATTATGATTATATCTACCATAAAATTAATGATATTACTCTTGAGAATGTTGCAACAAACCCTAAAAGGAAAGCTTTTCAAGATTTACTTAGGTTGGTAGCAATAGCAATGCATGATATTGAATGGGTTGATTCTGGAGACTATGGTGAAGGGGATGACTCTGAAGCTATAGACAATGTTTTTAATTATATTAAAGGAGAAAAAAATGAAAGAATATGCATCTGTGGTTCTTAATGGCTACACAACAAAGTTTTTTTTAGATAAAGCCTTGAATGAATTAGCCAAAGAAGGATATACTATCCATTCTACCATTATGGGTAACATAATTATATTAGAACGTGAAGATCTAGAAATTGAAAAACAATATGAAGAAGCAATTAAAAGAGGATCCTTACTCCCATGAAGAAACTAGTAATAGTAAGTGACACCCACAACCAAATCAGCCAATTGAAAATACCTGATGGAGACATCTTTATTCACTGTGGTGATTGGACTATGCTTGGGCAGCAACCTGAAATGATTAAGTTTGGTAAGTTCATCCGGAAACTCCCCCACCCTATTAAGATATTGATACCAGGTAATCATGATTTAACAACTGATATAGAACATCTTAAGTACCATGAAGACTATCTTAAGTGGCTTAATTTAGACGAGAAGACAACTCTTCTTATTAATGAAGCCGTTGTAATTGATGGTTTTAATATTCTTGCATCTTCCTTTGTGAATCCTATTGGGAATCCCTGGAGACGTTGGGGTTTTGAAATGAGTGAAAAAAAACAAAAAGAGTTTTATGACAGTATTCAAGGTAAGGTTGATATTGTAATTACCCATGCCCCTCCTTACGGAATCTCCGATGAAGCTAATTATGGATCGAAAGCTTTATTAGAGTTTACTGAGAGAGTAAAACCTAGGTACCATTTCTTTGGCCACTGCCATGATGGCTATACAGGCCAAGGTGGAACGTTTAAAGATGGAACTTGGCATATTAACGCTAGCTCATGTACACGTCAGTACATCGCTATTAACCCTCCTGTGGAGATATATTATTATGACTGATAAGTTACTAAATGAAATAAACAAACTTCTTCCTTTAGTGAGAAGAAGACAACAGTTATTAGATGAACACCCAGAATTACTGGAGTTTCAAAAGAAGATAGATGATACTTTAGAAGAGGTAGGAACTGATCCACATGAGAGATGTGTAGTGATACAACATCTTATGGCTCAAAGTGCTTTTAATTTAGTGGGAAAGATGAAAGAAGTTAGAGAAGATATAGATGAGTTAGAAAGATGTATGGAAGAGTTGAAAGAAACCTATAAAGCTAAATCTTTGTCGTGATGTACTTACCTATTACACCTGCAATAACGAGTCCATAAACCCACAACATACCTTTGATTATGGTACTATGTCTCTGAACTTCAACACCCGTATTTTGTAGTTGTTTAATATCAACTTCTTGACGATCGGTTGTTTTAACACAATTCTCAAGTTTTGCATTAGTAGTTGCTTGTTCAGAAGAAAGTTTTTTCACTTCCGAAAGAATCTCTAAAAGAACATCATTGACTTCCATATCATTTGCCCTTCATCGCATCTATAGCTGAAACACCTAAAGATAATCCTACAATTATGGCAACCCACTGTCCTGTGGAAGGTTGTACAGTAAGTACATACAACCCAATACATGCCATAATGACTCTAGTCCTTAAGAGTCCCGATAACCTAACAAGAATTGACTTTAAGTGCTCATTCATTATGTACTATGCCCAATCACTTTAATTTTAACCGTACCTGCGGATATAGCAAAAAGTACACGATATGCATCAGCTGTAACACTCCAAGTATCTACCATAGTGTTAGCAGTAACTGTAATAGTATTGGTAACCACTGAAGCAGATTCTCCTGCAACTAAGTCAATCCAGTTACCTGCATTTATAGCAGTTCCACCATTGTTTACAGATATAGATTGACTATCAACAAAGTCATTTGATTTTTGAAGTTTATAAGAGCATCCAGAAATAGTTGTCGAGGTTAGAGTGATAGTTGTAGAAACTGTACCATCTGCTGTAATATCAATTACACCTGTAGATGTAGTTAAAAGCGTACCATCAGTAACCGCGGCAAGAGCATGGGCTAGTGTGTCAAATAATGCAATAGTGTTTGCGTCTATTTTATAGACAAAATAATCTGTTGATGCGGATATTCCTGTAGGAAATGCAGCTCCTGATTTAGTAGCTTGCACAACAGTACCTGTAAAAAATCCATGAGCGGATATTGTTACAGTGTTATTAGCTATATTAAATTTACTGTCAACACCTGTAGTAGGTGAAGTCATGGCAGAAATTGCTGTGGCAGCTACAGTAGTTACGACAGTAGCAGAAGTACCTGTAGCAGTAACAATAGCCGCAGCAGCGCCTGATGCATTCACAGCAGTTCTAACTTGAGTAATGGTGGATACACCGGATTGAATTTGGACTGATATTGCTGTACCTACAACCGTAACAACTTCAGCACCAGCAGTACCTCCCGCTGTATAAGCTACAGTATAAGCATTTCCTGCTGAATTTAATCCCGAAGCGAGAGCAACAGCTGTGTAAGTTACTCCACCTAAAGTACCTGCGGCTAGTATACCAGTTGCCGCTGTTTTAGCGGATGCACTGTTTACTGTGGCATTTACTTGGAAAGAAGCATAAAGTGCTCCGGGGGCTTTCATTACATAACTAGCCGCTGCGGAAATAACCGTATCTGCTAATATTTGTGGGGATTGGTTCGCTGTAGTCATATTTTATGCTCCTTGTGCATTAAAATTCATGTTAACATATTGAGAACATAAAGTAGTTAGTTTAGTTTGGTCTTGAGGCATTCCAAAAGAACGCGTCATATTGATTTTATCCTGCTCACTCATATCTTTCTCATCATCGAGATAGATATCAGCAAAAGCAGAGGAAAATTCTGGGAAACATTTATGAAACTCCATTCCAACAATTGGACTGATAATTTCATCTCGTTTACATTTAGTAAAGAAGTCTTTAGGGTTACAAAAAACATCATAAACATTCATTGCTAAATCTTTTTCATAAGGATCTAGATTTAAAGGTTTAATGTATTGATGTAATACATCTAACATCCGTTTAAATCTCATACCAACAAGGTAAAAATCATTTTGGTCCATTGCAGTACTTTGCAACATATTAAGTAGTTCCATCAACCCATCATAAGTAGAAACTTCTTTCTCTTTCTTTCTTACACTCTTTCCTGAACCATAAAGATTTAATAAATCTGCAATAGTGTTGGAAGTAATCTGTATTTCAGAAATATGACTTTTAATAGTATCTTGTTCTGGAAGTACTTGAGGTTCTTGTTCAACTACTTGCATAATAGTAGAGTAATCAGGTAATTGACTTATCTTACTATCCATTCTGTTTAGTTGTACTTGTTTAACTGCTGAATTAGCCTTTATCAAAGGATGTAATTTACTTACTATCCCATGAAGATATTCACGAAGTAATCCTTCTACTTTAGGAAGTTTCCCTTGGTAGAATTTCTCAGCAGCAGATTCATCTACTAAACTATCTTTAGTAATCATTTCTTTCTTTAAAGAAATCATAATTTTAGATAAGTTTTCTAGTTTAGATTCTGGCAACTGACTAAAGAATATGCAAATAGATTGATACTCTTTAGGGAGTACTTGTTGTTTAAGTAATTTAGAAGCCAGAAATTCTGCTTCTTTTTCAAAGTTACCTAAGGTAGTCATTCAATACCTGCAAGTTTTCTAAGCAACATTCCACCTAAGGAAGGTTGAGATTTCTGAGTAGACTCAATCAATTTTTTAGTGTCTTTTATGGTGCTAGGTACTTCTGTAGGTGCAGAAGGAGCAGGCAACATACTTGGAGTTGGTTGACTTGGTTGTTGACTATCAGAAGTATACTCTCCACCTAAACCACTTAATGGGCGTTTACCAACATTACGTTCTTCAGGATGTGAATAAAGATACATCATAGCAGCTAAATTCTTTACTTTTTTTGCTTGTCCTTCAGCGTAAAATTGTTTTGTAAGTTGTATTACAGGTTCAGCAGATTTAAGAATTTGTTGTTCAATACCAAATTTAGCTTGCTTAGCTAATTCCACAGCAGCCGCTGATTGTGCTTGTGTTGCTACGTAATCAACCATTTTAGAAGTATTCATAAGTACAGTTGTAGATACAATACTATTGATAGCGGCTGTTTTTTCAGCATTTGATAAATAGTTTTGTCCAAGTATTCTAGAATTTTCAGATTGTTTATAAAGAGAATCTAGTTCATGGTTTTGTTGGTTGATGGCACCTTTAACACGAAGATTAAGCATATCCATAGCTGGATTTGCTCCACCCATTCCAGCAGAAAATCCACCCAATGTAAATGCAATAGCACTCATAATAGGGTGGTCTAATTTCATTTTAGCTAAGGTTTCTTCGGTTACATTTGTCTTAGAAAGATCAACTGCTTGTTGCATTTGATTTTTAGAATTTTCCATACTTTGAAGACTTAACCTCATATCATTTGCGATATATCCTTGAGCTTCAGAAGTATCAGCAAGATTTCCTCTTGCAATTTTCCCTGCTTCCTCCGCAACAGGAGTTACCATCTCTTTTTGTATCTTAGCTGCTTCACCAATACCTTGTTGAGCTTCTGCACCTTTTTTGTACATACCTTCAACAGCTTTATCGAAAGCAGGTTTGTATTCAGGGTTAATATCTGCACTCTCTGAACGGAAGTCTTGAGAGTATTCTCCTCCTCCAGCAGCATTTTGTGCAACGTCGGCGACTGTACCCCAGGGAGTAAGTGAACCTTTAACTTGAGGTGCTGTAGCGTCAGCAACAGCTTGAGCAAATCTATCAGCATTAGGTACAGAACCACCTTCTGCCATCATAATGACACCAGAATCTTGAGTAGTTAACATACCACCTATTGGGTTCCCAGTAGCTTTATCTAATGAGTGAGTATTTCCTCTAACATTATAATAATTTCCCATAGAGTCACGTTCATCTTTGGGACTTTTAGGAGCAATATAATGAGATGAGAAATCAGGAGTTTCTAAGGAACTTCCAACACCCCCAGATTCACCTACAATTTGTTTGTAAACTTCTGGTGAAATGATTCCAGATTTCATTAATTCTGTGTAATCATTCAAAGAAATATTACTTTTATTTTCGTTACCAGGTAACCCTGCTGCAATATTGATTGGCATTATTTCTTCTTCTTATGTTTGAAGAGTTCTTTAGTAGAATCACTATCATTAGATTCTTTTTCCTCTGATTTACTCATTAATTCTTTTAGAAAAGCCATTGCTTTTGGTAGAGATTGAGCATTTTCTTTAGGTATTATAATCTCACCTCCAGATGCAAGTATAGGCACTACGTCATTTTTTAGACTGTTGCCTTTTTCTATTTCTGGACCGTCTATATAACCACCTTCATATTTAGCAGCCGCAGAAGCCGCAGAAGCACCTGCCCCCATAGCTCCACCAATTAGACCTAACATTTGACCAGAAGCACCTAGTTGGGCACCTGACTGAGCAATATTTCTTTGTTGTTCTAATGAAGCAACGTTTTGTTGAGCTGTAGAATTTGATTGAACTGCTTGGTTTTGTAATCCTAAGAGATTAGTAGTAGCTCCAAGGTTTGTACCTAATGCTTGTCCAGCACCTTGACTATATTGCCCACGAGCTGTAGCCATTTCTTGTGCTCTTAATTGAGCTGCATTGTTAGCATTTTGCTGACCTAAGTTAGCTTCATTTTGCATAGCATTTCTTTGGCCACTTATCATCTGTGACAGGTTACCACTATTTGCCATAGCCATTTGTTGATTTATTGCTGCATCATTACCTGCTTGTAATTGCATTTGAGCAGCTGAAGGTGCGTTACCTTGAGCAGCTCCTTGTAACAAAGCATTAGCAGTAGCAGTTTGCCCTTGAGCATTATTAGATGCCCCAATTTGCTGATTAGCAACATTTCCTAAGCTAGTTTGTTGAAATCCAAGATTATTTATACTGTTGTTAAGTAGATTCATATCTGTAGGAGCTATAGTAGGGGTGTTTGCTTTTAAAGGGTTTAATTGCCCTAAGCCATCCCCAATTTGTCCAGGTAGGGATGTAATAGCAGGTCCTACAACAGGGATTTGATTTACTAAATCTTTTATTGGATTAGTTACATCCTCAATACTAAATCCACGAGTGTTAGACGCAACAGAAGGATTGGCATTTTGAAAAGAAGAAACATCAGAAGATCCGATACTACCTGCTCTAGTAAGATTTTTAGTGTTGTTTATGTTAGGACTTATATTATTCATTGGGTATGAAAGTGGTCCAACCGTAGAAGGGGTTGCTGCTGGAGTTCCTCCGGCAGTCATAGCATATGGATTCACAGGCATTTGTTTTATGTCAGGTGACTCAGGCTGAGCAGCCATAACATTAGCAGTATTAGCTGCATTATTAGCAATTTGTTGTTGACTTATAGGATTTGTAGGAGCTACAGTCTGAGCAGCCGCAATAGGAGCACTGGCAGCAGGAGGAGCTTTAAATGGAGCTGTAGGTACGGAAGTTGGAGCCACAGCAGCAGGAGCTGGTGTCGCAGCAGGAGCAGTAGCATTTGCGGCAGGAGCAGGAGGAGGTACAGCTATGGATGTAAAATCAAATGCGGGTAGGTTAAAATTCATACCTTTTAAATCATTTGCAGTTGGATTGGGGGTTCCCATTATATGGCCTCATCTTCAATAACAGTTTCTTGGTAAGGAAGATCTTTGATTTCCATAACATAATATGCCATAGGTTCAACTACTTTGAACATTTTAGCGCCTTGCTTTTCAGCAATTTTACAGTTACGTTCAGCCCCAGGAGCTGATAAATCTACACCAGAAACAAGTTGAGTATGTCCGCTTTTTACAGCTTCTCTGCACATTGCGTATACTAATTCATTACCTAAACCGGACTCACGTTTTTCTGGAACTATGTACATATCTACAATAAAAACAATGTCTTGAGTAGGATAGTCAAATGAGATGAAGCCGTAATCTGTTTCAATTATTCCTTGGCCTCTTCGTTCAGCTATGTATTGTCCGTATAAACTAACCATTAGGTTAACCTCTTTGTATATGAAAGGTTCTTATTCCAGGTAGGTTTGATGCCTACAACTAAAGAAAGACCTGAAAAATTAAATGATTGTGACCTGTCACCTGTTGGAAACTCATCGTACAATTCGATACGAATAGATGAACATTTCTGAACTTTAGGGCGAATCACAAAGTTATAACTACCATCAAAAGATCCACCATAAGGTGAACCAGAACCATAAGTAGCATCACTACCATATGTAGTAGCAGTACTTAGGTTGTAAGGGACTATAGAAACACTTTCTCTAGGAAAGGATTCAAAGTCATAATATAAATTGGCTTTGAGGGTGTGTGTAAGATTGGCATTATCTCCATAGATAAGTATGGCAAAGATTCTGACGAAGCCATCTAACTGTCCAATAGAGATCCAGTTGGTTACGACCCGTGATATTATAGCGGAGTTCACACTATCATATGTTTGATTTTTAGTCTGTTTATACGTAGCTGTAGAACTACTCACATACCAGTTATTATCTAAGATAGTAGCCGCTACAGGAACAAAAGGTAGTGTAGCAGTGTACCACTTATCAAAGTAAGTGTCATAAACATAACCTCTAGAGTTAGTATCAGTAAACACTACTTGATTTTTATCTGGTAAGTTTACTGCTGAGGTTATTTGAAATGTGGTAGTTACATCAGTAGTAATTGCATCTAGAGGTTGACCTATATACTTAACTTGTAATTGCCTATCAATCTGGTATATACCTTTTTGGGATTGAAACATAAGCCCCACCCCAGTAAGAACAATAGATTGAGGATAAATACAACCACAGTCTGTAGCTACAAGTTGTGGTATACTGAATGAACCATTTCCTACTTTGTCTGGGCCTGCTCCAGATACATAGAAGATTAAAGATTTTTTAAATATGATAATTTTGTCATCAATAGCTGCTAAAGCTGTAATATCTCCTCCTAAACTATCCACTATAAAGGAAAGTTCAGCGGAAAACTCAATAGCTATACCTTCTTCTTTTTCTTTGGAAAAGTATACTCGATTTGGTTCAGTGTCTGTCCCAGCAACTATTACACGGTTCTTCCCAACTGCCAAAAGATTAGTGGCAGGTAAGGAAATATTAGCAAACACATTCCCTGTAGTGTATAGTAGTGAGTTTGAAGAAATATTAGCGTCTGTTTTATTATCAACATACGTAATAGATTGAGCCGTAGCATCATTATAAACATACTCCGAAACTAGTTGGTTCACTCTGTAGTAAGTTGTACCCCCAGTAAGAGTACGATACACAGCAGCTACCACAGCAGTACGGGTATCACTAAATCTTGTAGCCTTATTTGTAATAGGAAGGCAACGGATAGTTAATGTGTTAGTTGAAGGTCCACCTGAGTTTGTTACAGCAAGGGGTAAAGAAGGAGTACTACGATGTAGTTGTCCTTGGTTGTCAGTCCACTCCCAGCAAACTAAGTAACTATATGTACCATCAGCAACAGCAGCTCCACCTGGTTTGGTTATAACATTCGTTGGTACTTCTGGGTATAAGTGAAAACCTTGTTCAAATACTGTATCTGTACCATCATATTGTTTAAGGTAACCTCCAGCAATATTTAAGTATTTACCCAGAACCTTGTTGTCAATATTTTTAGGTGTAAAGAATATTTGTTCAGAGAAAACAGAGGTAGTAGAAAAGAAACTACCAGCACTAGCAATAATCTTAGTAGTTTTAAGTAATGCAACTACAAAAGTATTGGATTTATCTAGTCGCTGAGTAAAAGAAGATACGCAATTAGCTTTAGTAATGTTACCTCCTCCAACTGTATTATGTAGACGAGCAAAACAAGCCCCATCATCAGTAACACCAAAATAAGTGTTTTGAAGTGTAGAAGTGTAACCTAATACTACATAAGCATTGGTAGAGTAGAAGAATGACTTAGAAACTACACCCATTTGCAAGATAAAACTACTATTGGATGATAGTGCAGGAGTAGTTATATTTGCAGTTACTTTAGCTTTAAAACTATTGTGAACAGTATTATAGGTACTATAAAATATGTAGGTATTGTAACTAGAATCTACACAAGTAGCTAATCCCCATCCAGCATCAGTAGTTGGGGTAGTTATTTTAAGTTCAGCACCTAAAGGACTGAAAGCAATGTCAAAACTTTTTGTCCAGACTTCCTTTAATGTGTTTTGAAGAGTACAAGTGAAGTAAGTGTTACCTGAATCTGTAGCTAACGAAATAGTTGTAGGAGTTGCTCCACTATTAGCCCAAGCTAAAGAGGCAGAAGCTGGAAATCCTGTAGTAGGGCTTCCAAGTGCTCCTGTTGTAACATTCCAATAAACAGCTACCACGGCAGCTGGTACAGCAACAGTTGTTGTATAAGTAAGTAGCACATTATTAACCACAAAAATAGCATCATAAGTATATGATGTAGCTAAAGCAGTTGATATAGACGTGATTGAACCGAAGGTATTTGTTAATGTAGAATATTGAAGGGTTTTAAGTTCAGTAGTTGCTGTTTCTACCCAAAAGAATACTAAAGAGTATTGTGTGGCAACAACCTTTGGCTTTGTTCCTATAGTGGAAATAGAATAATCTGCTGTGATATATGTGTCTGTTGTAATATCTTTAACAGAACATCTAACTCCACCTCTAGAATCTTCCCAAATACTACCTAAAATATTGTTGGTGGATGTAATGGATGAGTCACAACAGGTTTGAGTGTAAGTATTTGCAATAACTGGTTTAGAAGCAACTATAGGAGAAGCTGTCTTCCCTTTTAATAGATACTTATCTAATGCAGGTGTATAAGAGTACAAAGCATTGTTTGTAATTACACCTATTTCACTAAGATAATTGTAACTGGCATTGATGTTACTAGGTGAAGTTGTTTCACCTATGATTTGTAATCCATCTCTCTTACGAAGCTCTGGATATTTTGTCATAATCCAGTTGTCCAAGGTGCTGTAAGTACCTAACGGAGCAATTTTTGGATCTATTTTAGTTTGTAAACCTTCAAAAGGAAGTTGTACAATTTGTTTTGATAGTACCATGGTACCCTCTATTGAGGTGCGTTAGGGTCTGAATCGTCTGACACAATCTTTAACTGTTCAATTGGAATCCCAGAATCAATAAATCTTTGCATTTGTGCTTCTGCATCCATTAATTGTGAGTGGTAAGAGGCTACCAACCATTCGCCATCTTTTAAAATCATCACATTGTACATTATCCAACCCTCGTTGCTTTTAGACATGCTGCCCATATCTGAGGCGTTCCCCCACTGTAACTAGGGAGGAATTTTAAATAGTGTGTAGTAGTTGCGGAAATTGTTACTCTATACCCTGCGATAGTTCCTGTTTGAAAATTAGAAGCGGTACCCGATAAAATACTAATATGCCCCCTATTTGAGCCTTCAACTAATCCAGTACTACTGTTACCTGATGTAGTACTAATTCCAAAGTCATTAACTCCAGACATAGTCGCGGAGTTTGCATAAGGTATAACCATTCCCACTAAATCCCAAACACCGGCAGTTAAGGATAAAGAAGTTATATCGCTCCATTGTGCAGTAGTTCCCATACTTGCTGGTGTGGAAATAACTGAAGATAGTTGCTCCCCAATAAACCCAGTAGCAGGGGCCGTTCCAGTTCTATTCCCAGCAATTTGTTGTGCTGTGGAAGTACTTATAACAACCCAGTAATTCGCACCACTTTGAGTCATGTATTCCAAGGTAACCGTTGAAACTGCGACAGAGGAGGGTTGCATGTCAAAGTTTGTTCTTGACACTGTTCGAATTTTATCCCCAGCCGCAGCGGAAGCACTCGAATCGGTTATTGTAATAATCCCGGTTGATAAATTTATTAAAGTTAATTTTTGACCAAGAAACCCCGCAGTAATACCATTCAAAGCTGTATTAGTAGACCCAGTAAAAGCGGTATTAGATTGTCCACTAGCCATAGCATTTATTGTGGCAGTAGTGGCTACATCCGTCTCAGATTGAGTGGGTATTGTTCCAGTAACACTTTGGACAGTTGCTGTTCCAGCGGTATTTAATGTTAAAGTTCCTGAACCACTTATTAAATTTGTAGCCGTATTCCCGTTTAAAGTTTTATTGGTTAAAGTATCAGTTGTGTCTTTTAAAACAACAGTTCCAGTTGCATTAGGTAGAGTTATAGTTCTAGCTGAACTAGATGTACTGGCAATTGTAGTAATTATACCCGTCGTATTGCCAGAAGTAGTAAACAAAATTTGTTTTGATACATCTGTAGAATCAAATATAGTCGCAGTTGTCGGAAAGTTCCAATTTGCTGCTGTTGTTGGTGTGTTCACCAACGCCGCAACTGTAACAACTGACTTAGCAGGAACATATCCAACTAAGTTTGCACCAGAAGAGTTTAATGTAATAAGAAAAGCAGATCTATTCTCAAATACCCATGTATCACCTGCCAAAATCGAAGTAGTGGGAAGGGTATATGTACGAGGAGCTGTTGGATTACATATTTGATGACGTACATCTGCATTAGTAAAGTTTACAGCACTGTCATTAGCTGCAACATTCCCAATAGTAGTCGCGGCTGTAGCCCACCCTAATTGTCTTGATCCATCCGTAATCATAACTTGGTTTGCAGTACCATCAGTAATAGGAAGTATAAATGTACCACTAGATGCAGCATTCCCACCTTTAAGCCCTGTATAGAAAGTATTGGCACTATTGTTAAATCTAAAATCATTAGCTGCCAACATTACTGTTGTACCATTAAATGATTTATTAGTAAAAATATCTGTAGTAGCCTTACCTGCAAGAGTATCAGTCGCATCAGGAAGAGTTAAGGTTCTGTCATTTGTATGAGCAGAAGCAAGAGTCATAGTCTTTGCAGTAGTTGCACTTGTAAGAAGAACCTTTAAAGCTTTAGTATTGTCACTAACTTCACCAAAAGTGGTGGTAGAATCAGAAAGAACTTTGTTTTTTAATACAGATGTGCTATTATTTGTTGGGATAGTATCATTAGAACCAGAATCAGCAAGAGTAAGAATTCTTGTTGTGGACACAGGAATATTAGCAGCACTAAATTTAAGTTTACGAGAAGTATCTCCAAAGTATTGAAGTATAAACGAACTGTCGTTAATAGTTAACGCAGCAGTTGTACCAATATTTAAAGCTCCACCAGTAGTTACTTGAACGTTGTTACCTGCTCCATCCACATAATACAACTCATTGTTTAGAGAATAAAGACAAGTCTTATCATTCACACCTAATGAGATTGATGTATTGTTATAGAGTCTGGCAGAACGAAGATTGGTTGCATTGTTTTGACCAAAAGTTAAGTCACTGGATATATTTAATCCTGAAGGAGTAACTTTAATGCCTTTACCTGTACTGTGGTCATGAGAATCAATAAGTGTGTAAGCTGCATTTAGCAGTGTAGCATAAGTAGGGCCAACCGTAACAGATACGTCTGGAAGAACTAAACTCATGTTGGTTGTTGTAGTTGTCATACTTTACCTAAAAGAATAAAATGCTAAGTGTAGCATTTGCGTTTGTTTTTAAAATTATCTGAGCAGTTGGATTAATAAGAGCAGTGCTTGAAGTATACAAAGAAGCAGCAGCCGAAGCCTTCACTACAATGTAACCTTTAACAACTCTATTAAGTTGATGGCTAACTATTTGATCTACACCAGACACAAATACAATATCTGAGATAAGTGTTGGGTTGTTAAGTAGTGGGTTTTTAACGATAGAGTCAAAAACTCTCTCTACATTCCCATCTAAACTTGTAACATCTCTTCTATCAGAATTAGTATTAATGTAGTCTAGCATTAATCATTTCCTCTGAAAGGATATAATGCTCCAGCATTGATAGTAGACTCATCCACTACATAAGCAGCCGAACCTTGGTCTCTATCTTTAAGACTGTTCTTAAGTTGGTCAATTACTTCTAATCGTTTAGCATTCAAAGCACTGCAATCAGTTTCTTCTTTACTTAACAAGTTACATGCAATATGTAAACTCATATATTCATCACTTCCAATAGGAAGTTGAAGGGAACTAGCAAAAGTAACTGTTACAGGTTCAGGAGTATACCAAAGTTGTATAGTTGCAGCTTGAGAAGGAAGAGGAACAAATTGAATTGTTGTCCCTACAAGGATGTATCTAAATACTTGCCCGTAAGGGGCTATAGTAAGAGCCAATCCACTCCTAAACTTATTACGTTCTTGGAATTGAAATGGTTTGAGTGTAAGGTATCTGCCAGAACTATCAAGAGCCATATCTACTCCGTCTAACTTATAGAAGTCAGCTGGAAGAGCATAGCTTGCAGTATTGGCAGTTACATTTATGGTGGTAGAAGTAGTAAAGTAGAATTCTTTACTTAAACAGATTTGCGCGTAAAGATCTTTATAAGCCATATTTGCATAGCGTATAAGTTCTGTACCTGCTGTACCTGATTGGTCTATGAATGCAGAGTTTCTCATGTCTGCTAGGTCGATTGCAGAGTCCACAATCGTTTGAACAGTAACTAGCATTTAATACCTTTGCTTAAGATTGGCACCCAATCTTTTACACTGAGTGCCACCATTAAGTTATTCTTTGTCTTGAGGTCTAGTAGGTGAAGAAGTTACAGCATGCTTGGAATATTCCATGATATGCTTATGAGCTGCTTCAGGGTCTTTGTGATGGATAGCTTCAATCAAACTCATCATGCATTGAATGTGAGCTCCCATTCCTTCTTGTTCTTTGTTAGAAACATGCCCTTCTCCTTCGAGAGAGGCATTCTTTTTGATGCGAGCAGCATTCCTTGCTAACTCTTTTCCATCTACTTTCATATTATATCCTTAGATACTGAAGATTACTCTCCAGTACCAACCATGTTAGAGTTACGAAGTAACAATTGGAAACGAATAACAGTTCCATCAACAGGTGCAGCAGGAGCTGTAATGTTAGTTGCAGCAGCATACATTGTGTGGATATATAAGTAAGGTTTAGTAGAACTAGGGGAAGCACTATTAATAGTTGTATCTGGGTTGCCATATAAAGCAACGTTAACAACGCCATTAGTAATCATTGGAGCAGCATAACCATTCCCAGTAGAACCAGAAGCAGCAGTAACCGCAGTAAAAGCAACTCCTACAGCAGCAGTGATATCACTAGGCATACCAGCAAGTACCCAATCAGCTTGAGCTGATGTACCAAGAGTCTTGATAACATAAGGAACACCATTACTTAGTGAAGCAATAGCTACTTGTGTACCAAGTACGTTTTTAGTAGAGTAGTTAAATCCAAGTAACTTGAAATAGTTATCAGATAAGTCGATACGGTAAACTCCCGTTGCGACGTTACGTATATTATCAATACCAGTACCTTTAGTAGATAGTAATTTGATTTTATAACCTGCACCAGCAGTAGTTTGGGATGAATCTACTTCAAACTCACCTTCGATAAGTGTAAGACCTTTGTTATGTGAGTGTAAAAACTCACTTCTAAATTGACGTTGAGCCATGAGAATAATCCTTTCAGGATTCTTATTTGTACCGCGTACTTACACTATGTAAGGCCATATACAAACGTTTAAAATAAAAAGCCCCTCTTTTTCAGAGAGGCTATTGCTTATTAAGCAGGAAGAGTAACAACGCCGTTCCAACCAGGAGCTCTACAGCTAAGTTGGGCATAGCTGAAGCATCTAACAAGAAGGTTATCAGCAGAAGCATCACGAATCATAGTTAAGCCGTCGCCATCAAACAATCTTACAGCTTCACCAAGACTCTTAAGTTTCCAAGTGTCCATTTGAAGTAAGAATGCAGATCCAGCAGGGCAGTTTTGGTCAGGTATTACTTTGATTGCTCCATTAGGTCCGTTAAGAACTAAAGAAGAAAATCCAACAGCAACGCCTGCTTCTTCAACATCAGCATTAATGTATTGAACTTTAGAACCAAGTGCTTTAACAAGGTTACGGAAATCTTTATAAGAGATAAATGCATGGTCAACGTTTCCGCCTTCGCGTGCAATCAATCCAGCTCCATCAATAAGAGCTTCTTCGATAGAAGATGCAGAACCATCATAGTCAACACCAGCTAAACGAGTCTTATCAGAAGTACGGTCAATACCGAAGAAAGTAGTTGAAGTAACAGCAGTACCAGGAAGCCAAGCTTTAAGACCTTTGATAACAGCATTTCTGTCACCAGAAGCTTGATAGATGTAGTCAGAAGCAACAGGAGAAGTGATTAAACTATCTAAAGCAGCAGCAGAACCACCAGCAGTAGCAGCACATAGGAAGCTACCAGCTTGACGGTCAACAGAAACAACGAAACAACCAGAAGTAGCACGAGCAGCACCACCATCTGTAGCAGAAACGGCAATTTGCATACCAACTTCTAAGTTAACGATATCTTCAGGTTGGGATAGAGCAACATAAACAGAAGCACTATTTACAGTAGCAGTAGAACTAATACGAGCAACAGTACCTGTACCAGAACGGAATAATTGAGAAGCTATTGCACGAGTTAAACTCAACAAAGCATTGTCAATTTCATATTTAGCTATTTTTAAGAAAGCGCCTTTGTCAGATTCAGAAGCTAACATAGCTTCATTACTGATGGAAGCCATCGAATAGTTTTGAACGCGAGTAAGTAAGAAAGCCTTCATTAAAGAAGTTGTACTTACAGTATTTGCTCCAGAAAAAGAAGCAGAACGGTTTTGTGGTAATCCAAAAGTGATTGGCTCAGTGCTTGAAGCTCCGTAGAATGTTTCATCTTTAGGGACTAAAGCAAAGAAAGGGTTACGTTTGTAAACGAGATTTTTGATAGCATCTGCTGGGTATAAAGTTTTAAACGCGGCAGATAATGTGGTTAAGTCAGCTTGTGTAGCCATGGACTAGATTCCTTATGAAGAACGAAACATCAGTGTCAGTCATGACTAAAGTGTCAGGTTCGTATATTTATGAACAAATTGTTTGATTTCCCTTTTGTCCGTAAATACCTTCATATGGGATGAGTAAGGTAGGAGTGAGCCTATTCTTCCGGCTCATAAGTGTATAGCGAGAATCACACACTAACCTCGCATGATACGTAAAGCCTCCGCCATTCTCTCAGATTCTGTTTGTGGTTTATTTGTACGAGTACTTGTTTGTACCATTTTGTTACTGATAGCTTTAGGAACTTCATCAACTTGTTTAATGACTAAACTTTCTTCTTGTTTTGGTTGTAACCATTTAGAATCTTTTACTTTAACTAGTTTAGAAGCAATCTCTTTTGTTACAGCTTCACATGCATCTTTGATGGATGGTATCTCACCAGTCTCTTCATAATAAGTTTCCATGAAGTCTTGTACAGCAGACTCCATTCCAAGATGCTCTAATATATCAAATCCTTCTGTCTTGATTGTGTTAGAGATGTTAGCTTTTAATTTAACTTCTTCTCGTGACAACTTTTCTTGCTGATCACGTTCATCACGTTGCTTCAATTCATTTTCTAATCGTTTAGCAATCTCAATAGCTTGCCTAGCTTCTGGATTCTGTGGACGATGTCTCTCATTAGCAAGTTGTTGGATTCTGTCTAATGACAGCCCTAACTTCTCCATCACTCCAAGTGGGTCTACTTTAAGTTCTTTATCAAACTGACGATACTTCTCTAACTCAGCTTTGTCAGTCTCAAAAGCTTTACGCTTCTCTTCTAACTGTTTTCGGTTCTCACTATTAAACTTTTCTTGTTTAGATATACGTTCAAAGTTAGTTGTGAAATCTGTATCCTTAGTGTCAGTTTTTGACACTTCTGGTACAACTTCGGGTTTTGCTTCGATGATTGGTTCGGTACTCATACTATTCCTTTCGGTGGTTGAGGTGCTGTAGGTTGTCCGGGAATCCCGGATACCTGAGTGGGTGCAATTTGTGGAGGTGTAACTACTTGTCCTTTAAGTTGTTGAACATCTTTAATAAATCTACGTAACAAAGCAATCTTCTTTTCTTCTTCATCATGTAACTGAGCCCAGTTGTAATGTTGTATTGCCGTTTGCAATGCATAGTTCAAATCATGATAAGGTTCAGGAGCCCAATACTTTCCAGTATCCAACATCTGCTCAATCTTCTTATCTAGTAGTCTCATAGGAGCACTAATCATACTAATCTTAGAATCTAAATCGGGCATATTGAATAAATCAGGAAGTTGAGATGCTTGTATAACACCTAACTGTAGCATTTTACTAGCACTTTCAATAAGTTCCGGGATACTGTCAGGAAGAGAGGATACAGGAAACATCTTAAGTACATAACTGTTCGAGGTCTTAGGAATTACCTTAGTACTGATTTCTTTAAGTCCTATGACTCTATCAAGAGCACTGATCTTGATTCTTTCACCTTGTAACTCATTCAAAATGATTTGAGCAAGTTCGATGTGTTTCTGTTCATAGTTCCCTTGTAACAGAGCCCATCTTTCTGACTTGATATCAGTCATCTTATTAAGGGCATCTCCTGATTGGTTTCCTGTACCAGGTTGGTGTTGGCCTTGTGTATCCATAGGAGTCAGACCAACTCTAGCGTATCCTTGAGCAATCAAGAACTGCAATTGTTCCATAAGTTCTGGGGGCATAGCCGCACCGTTGTGGATGGTAGGTGCAACACCTTGTTTACCATCATATTCAAGAATCAAACCGACTTTGTTAGTTATATGATTCTTGTTTACTTGGGCATTTGTGTCTATCATAACACGAGGAACGGACATGAGTTTACATATAGCTTGCATAACAATCAATAAACGGTCAATCTCAGCCTGAATAGGGGTCAATTCATCTACAATGCTACTACCCAACCAACCGATTGGAGGTTCATTATAGTCAACTTTTAGTACTGGGAAGTAGTCTTTATTCCACTCCTCATCAACTAAGTCAGCTGTCTCTATAGTAATTGTGTGACGTCCACCTTCTACGTAAGTATTCAAGCACCATGACTCAGCAACGATGATGTGGGGTGTGTAACTTGTAGAGTTATATTGACGTACTTCTTTAACTTCTGCATCCATAATCTCATGTTTGAACTTAGGATATTTAGCTAGCATTACTTGGATAGGTACAGACTTACGTTGCACCATCTTATAAGGTTTATTGTAGTAGCCGTCAGCATTGTCTATGATGATCTCATCAGCCATTACCTTTTCTATTCTAACCGTATCATTGTCCTTAACTACTTTTAAGTAACCAACCCGATTGATCATAGCATCTCTATAAGCGATGTTTATCATATGGGACAAGTCATACTTATGGAACAGACCTTTCAACAGAAAGTTCAAATCATCAGCTAACTGTCTTCCTTTAGAGTTACCTTTAAAAGTTACAGCTTGAGGTACAGCTTCGATTGAAGCTAATTTCGCTGCGAGTGTATCGATAACAACTGCTGTTAGATTAAAGGAAACTTTTGTTAAACTAGGAGACACACCTAGTTGTCCATTCACATCCACATCAGCGGAGTTACTACCATTATTGATAGAAGGTATGCCTCTACCAAGATAAGCACGTAGTCCTCTTAACGAAGGAACATTAATGCCCGCACTCATAGCAGCATCAAACTCACGTATCTGTGCAAATATTGCTACATGTGCTTCTGTTTTCTCAGCTTCTACCCAATCAGGATACCTAGCCAAATCGTTTTTCTGTTTCATTATCACTCCTCTATGATATATGCGATATCATCAAAGAATGAATCGCCTTTGCGTTGTGAAATCCTATCCATATCAACATCTATTTGTGATTGGATATACTTTTGTTCTTTCTCAGCATCTGTCTCTATAACAAACACTTTAATCTTTTCTGTATAAGCAAGAGCTTCTCTGTACCCATACAACGTTGCATCTAGTTGGTCACATTTCAACCCTTCCATTTCACGGGTTCTTTCTTCATTCCATACTACATGCCGCATCTCTTTTTGTAGTTCTTTAGTATTCTCAGGATGTAATAACAACACCCCGTTCAACAACGCATCATTAAGAATCTCAATATAGTGAGCCTTATTCTGTTTCTGAGCAGACTCCATCACAATCTTGTACTTATCAAGAAACTCTTGCATCATTATCTTAGACGCTCCAGCTGGATCTCCGACAATTCTGACTGGTTTATAGAAATCACGTAATCGTTTAAGCTCTGTGCCAATCTCTGAGACAGACATACCAGCCCTACCGTAGCACTCAAGCACATAAGTAGTAGGATTGTTACGCTCCCAACCAATAACACTAAAGGCCGTTTCATCATTGAATCCAAAGTCAACTCCTATACAACTTCTCCATTGTTCACTTGTGTAAAGTGTCTTTGGGTAAGCTAATCTAAAAGGTTTAATCATAAGTGCTTCATCATCAGCACACCATTCACCTAAGTACTCTCTACGGAACTTAGGATGACTTCTGTCACACTTCTTTCTCAAACAGAACAAGTCAGCATTTTTTTCAAAGTTAACCTTCATAAAAGGATTAGCAAACGCTGTCCACTTCTTTACAACCCATACATTCTCTGTGCCTTGGGTTACATCATAAAACATTCCCGTACAATGTGCAGCGGGAGTACCAATGAGCATAAGTTGCCCTTGTAAGTCTGAAAGAGCCGGATCGATGATTTCATCGATGAGATAATGTAATATCTTCTCGCTAAAGGAGGCTGCTTCATCGATAATACAGAAAAGCAACTTAATACCTCGAAAGGTTTCAATCTTGTGAGCGTGGTTAGCTCCACAGATAAGTAGTTTACTGCCATTATCAAAAATAATTTCATCTCTGTTTACTTTGCATTTAATTTTGTATTTAGCGACAAGCGGTAATACTGCAGGCATAAAGATATCTTCCACAGACCTGTCTGTAAGCGCGAGATATATACCGATCGAATTCGGATTATTGAGAAGCTCCTGAAACGCTTTAACGGCACACACAGTGGTTTTACCCGCTCGTCTAGAACAGACAGCCGCAATGAATCTAGAAGGAGATAGAGCGAACTCAAGCTGCTTATCAAACAATTCACGATAAAGAGGCGCAGCTTTATAGAGAAGGTCAAGTTGTGTTTGCACATCACTTACCTTTCACCTTCTTCTCATCTTGCTCAACCAACACTTCTTTAACGTTAGTCTCAGGTATCAACACATCTCCATCAATAAGATATCCCCTAGCTTCAGGGACATATTGGATTGTGTATTTAGTAGAATCAAAGTTAAGGTTATGACCTTTATTGAGTATGTTATGTATTGTGTATATTCTTTTAATTTTCATCTCTATAATTCTCCATCCAAATTTTCATAAACAACATTCTTTCGTTAGTTCTACCCCAAGGTGCATCACTAGGTAAACCCAGTAACTTACATTGCTGTAACCCTATATAATAGTAATTAGCCTTCATGTGACACCTTTTGCATGAGTTCTTCTGTAAACTTATCTTGAATAGATATTTTACCTATTTTTACTGCTTTTTTCATTTCTTTAGTAGCCCAATTAACTGTAATTGGATTCGCATAATCAACCAACAAAGGAAGTAACAAATGCTTCTGTATTCCTAACTTCCTGTAACTGTACTTAGTATACTGAAGGAAGATGTGGTTGCTCTCATGGTTACCTACAATGTAACCTATGATGTGATCACTATCTTTCACATCACATGCTATAAATACACTATAGTTACACTTACTTAACCCAAACAGAATCACTTTTTCTAAGTGTTTGTAAAGGTCTTTCTTATCCCACCCTTTATAGATGGAGTCAGTGTATTGTGTTAAGCATTTGATTGATGAAGCTAGTATAAAGTTTAGGTCGGTTAACTCTAATTGGCGTATGTTGACTTGGTCGTTTAGACTCATTGAAGATTACCTGTAAATTACGCTTAAGGCGTCTCGGCATCAACCCTACCATGAGTTAGATGCACGACTGAGACAGTTTATAGCGAAATTCACACTAATCACGTAACTTTTCAGTCAAAGCAGCATATAAAACTGATTTTATGTCATTCATTTGAACAGTTTCTTCGACTTTTTTGACTTCTGGGGCATCACATTGTAATTTTGTGATTTCTGCAAGTTCCTTAAGTGCCTTAACCTCACTTGTGTCAAGAGGAGCACCCTTTGATAGTTTTTTGATATAATATTCACCTTGCATTTTTGCCGCAATGAGTAACGTGTTGAGAACCTCACTCTGGGTAACCTTCCCCTTAAGAATGGCCTTGCGAAATACGATTTGTGTACGACCGTTAATCTCTGTAATTTCAAGCTGTTGTCCTTCTGCTTTAGTTAACTCATTGTTATCACTCATCATCTAACTCCTCATTAACAAACTTAAGCATTTTTTTGAAGTTACGGTGTATATACTCTAATGTAGCGGAATGCTTGATGTTTGGATCAATTGTTCTTATAGCTTTGGAAAGAGACCCACACATAGTATACTCAATCAGTATCTCTTTATACTTAGCGGTAACTGGCCCATGATGAGCAAATAACCCTAACACCCTGAAATAATTAAATGTTTCTTCTACAAATTCTTCCATAGAATGAGTTTCTCCTGTGCATATAACAAAATCGTCAGGTTCCCCTT